TCTGTCATTTACCACACGCCATGGAGACAAGTCTTTCACACGATCCTCACCAAGAATTCTCTTGATACGACCCACCAGATAAGGCAAGTCGAATAGTTGTGTGTTCCACCCTGTCACAACATCAGGCATTGTCATTTGCCAGAAACGAAGAAACGTCAAGAGCAAATCAGCTTCATCTTTGCACTTGATGTACTCAAAATTGTTTTTGTTGGAAATATGTTTGATGTTATTGACATCAAACTTCTTGGCGCCGAATGTTGTAATCTTCTTGGTGATGTTGTCTTGTACTGTGATGAGCAAAACTTCTTCTAAAGGATTCTCCGCGTTCGGAAATCCATTCTCTGACGCTGTTTCAATATCAATGGTTAGAATAGTTAGTTGACTAATATCATAATCAACTTCATTGGGATATTGTTCAGTAATGTATTGATATGCAAATGATGTATTTCCAAAGATGGGGAAGTTTTCCACATCTTTATACTTCTTCATGAAATCTTTTGCATCATTGATGTCGTGACATTGAATAGGTTCAAGATTGTCACCAAACAAACTCTTATATTTGCTTTCGTTCTTTGCTTTAATGAACAGCGTGGGACGAAACTCCACCTTGATGGCATCACGCTTCCCATTTCTCACTTCACGAACAAGAATCTTGTTTCCAAATTGCATCACGTTTGTGTAAAAACTTTTCATAGTCATTCATCCTCTCCCGGGACTTGAATACTTTGATAATATAACATTTACATAGATGTTTGTCAAGCACTGATGCTGTCTATAATTCTATTACAATCCTCATGAAACATTTTTGGATAGGTTAAAAACTTATCCTGGTTGTGTTTAACAATATCTTTTACATTGTGTAAAAATTCATCCTTTTCTTGTTTGGTTTTATTGGCGAATTTTTTAATCTCAGTTAAAATTTTCTCCAATCTATTCATACCATTTACCTCATCATCATATGATTCATCAATAAATGGATGAAATGTTTTAAATCCTATCTCTTTTAAATAGGATAAAGATTTATGAGGTCCAAGTAAAATGAATGGCTGTGCATGTCCTACAGGCTTCCAAATTTTTTCACTTAAATAACCTGACGGAAAGGAAGTGTCTGGTTGAAAAAACACGCTCTCGCCTACAATGCTAATATAACTTTTTAAATATAAAGATTTTTCTTCAAATCCGTACCCTGCAATTTTAATTAAATCTTGTGTGTCCAAAAAATTAGATGTAGTACTAAGTAGTTCTATTAGTTCATGGTTGTCATCAACTTGTTTGAATCTTGCAATATCTTCTTGCCATTCTTGAAAAAATCTTTGATCCCAGGATACAAGATTATTATCTAACCCTAGTTTATGTAACACACTCATAACTCTTAAACGATGAAGTTTCCATCTACGACAAAGAAAAAGAAAATCTTTTTTGTCCTTGCCAATAGATTTTTCAAACTCATCATAAGTCGCTACTGTGCTACGAGTTTCTCCCACATAACCAAACTGCGGGTCATGACCATTTTTACCCCAATAAGAAAAATATGGATTGTTTAATATGTTAACAAACTCCTGAGCCTTATTTAATAATGCTAAGTTGAAATCAAAAACTTTGTAGCCACTATTAAGTTGCTTCATGTTTTCTGCTAATTTAAAGTCTTGAAAAATGAGGATGACTTTATGATCCGGAATCCAATTCTTTTTTGTGTAATTGATTATTTTTTTAAAGTTCTCTTGGGTCATACCTAATCCCCCATCAATAATGTAATTGATAAGCAAATAGGCATTACCGTGTTGTATTTCTTTTAATACAACATCTGGAATATTTTCCAACAAGAGTTTTTGTTGATTGTTATTACCGAAAAAAATTTCTAAATTTCCAAACGGTTCAACAAGATAGAACCATCTTTCTTTAGAATAGTTTTTTAAAATTTCATAAACAGATTTTTTGTCTATGAAATTATCCCAGAAGCCACTGTTATATAAAGTCCAGTGATGTCCCCAAGTTTTTGCAAACTTATCTCCAGAATTTTTAAAATCAAAATTGCTATCCTTCTGAAGTGATTCTAAAAATTTACTATCTAGACAATTGGGTATTTCCCCATTGTAGGTCATAACATCATAACCCACTAATAGTTTCTTCATGGGACAAGCTCTATCTTAGGCTTGGATGGGACCACAATACCCTTTCCTGTGAGGTTGTGGTATTGATTACGCAGTTCATCTGCGGGTTCTGTGAACAGGATGATGTGATTCTTATCAAACGAGAACTTTCTGGTCGCCGCGAAAATCATGTACGGCGCAAGTCCCACGCTGTATTGTCCCTTTTCATTGGGAACAATCATCACCATAAGTGGCGTGTCAATCTCTACGGTGTACTCACGTACTTCAACATCGCCAATTAAATCTTCACCCAATAGGGTCTTGATGCACATCAATGCCATAATATACTCAATTGTAGGGGTGTTAGGAGGACTACTTAATTACAAAACTTCAATCTTACGTGGCTTCTTTTCTTCTGGAATGATGCGTTCCAACTTGATGGCTAGAACACCGTCAACCAATGAAGCACCACGCACTACTACGTCATCAGCAAGTGTCCACTTACGGACAAATGCACGCTTGGCAAGACCACGATGAAAATATTCCTTTTCTTCAGTGGGTTCTGCCTTGGCTGATACGGTGAGAACACCTTCAGCCAATTCCACATCTATTTCACTGCGCTTGAAGCCAGCCACAGCTACTTCGATGCTTAGGTTTGTGTCATCATGCTTGATGATGTTGTATGGGGGATAATTGCTATCCCCATTAATCGTTTCAATTCTAGACAAACGATCCCATAGGTTATCGAATCCGATTGCCCATGGTCCACCAAGAGATGATGCGTTGAATGTATAGGTACGTGTCATAATTCCTCCTTTCGAGCGAATGTGTTAGTGATACCCTGTCGGCGTATCTAAGGTTAATTTAACTCCTAACACCCCTACAATCAAGTGTTACTTCTTTTTTCCAATATTATATTTAGCCACTAAGTTCCAATCCTTCTTTTCACCAAATGCCAATACTTTGATTTGTGATAACGGAGCAGTATCTTCACAATCATCAGGGTTCAGTATTTCCACCAACCCCCAATCTTCTAGAAGATGTGCCACCGTGTTTCGGCGTTGCAAATCATTTTCTGTGATGTCAGCTTGCTTACCATCAAGAGCAAATAGTTCCTTGAAGTGAACCACGAAATATCTGCCTTGCTTGTGTAAGATGTGGCAACTTTGATATAACGTTTGGTCTTTGCGTGATGCTACACCAATACGTGTCAACGTTTCACGGACTTTGAGAAAATCATCTTGATTCACCAATTTCACTTCAACTGGAGAATATCCAGGAATGCTTGGTATGTTAATTAAATCATGTGCCATGTGTCAATCCACCTGTGTTCAATCGTTCCTTAATTGTATTTATTTGTTCAGGTGAAAGAATTCTCAGAGCTTGTAAGGCTTTTTCAGTATTGTAATTATAATACTGCTTCACCAATTCAAGGTCTTCAATTTTCTCAGCCTTTAACCATTTGTTGAACCGCTTACGAGGTCTAATGGTATTTATAAGGAAATCGAACTGGAGGCGCTTCTCCAGGTGGGGACGACTATTCATTTCATTAGCGGGAATCACGGTATCAGCCCCGAAACTCAATGATTTGTTTACTACAAACGGATTATACTGCTTTTCACTCCAATCATCAACGATGAGATTTTCTTTTGTATAATGTATGGCGTTCACAAAATCAAAGGGGCTGATTTTCACCATTTTGAAATCTTCTTCTAGAACCCAATCCTTGATGAATTCACCATCAAGATTCTTCTCGGTCATGACTTCATCTCACATGCTGCCATGATTTCTGTGAGACACGCCACAAGATTGATTTCAGCGTCAGCCACGAACGCCGCCTTGTACTGATAATCAGCCAACAGAAGAACTAGCTGAGGAACTTGTACCACTTCTGAGATTAGAACATCATACAACTTTCGGAACAATACATTCGGATCATTGTCCAAGTTGTTCACAACCCAAGTACGCATCTTCTTGAAATCCTTTTCACGAAGAGCTGAAATCAATTCCTTCATGTTGGCGTCCGAGATGTTCACCAAAATGCCTTCATCAATGGTGCCTGATGAAGAATATCTTTGAAGTTCATTCAATACACGCCGATAATCAGGAAAATACTTGTTCACAATCTCGGCCACCACCTTGGGATTGTGTGTGATGTTTTCTTGATTCAAGATGTCCACAACACGCTTGAAAAACTTTGCCGCCATTTGTGGGCGGTCCTGCTTTGTCAAACGGAAATCAATCACCGTGGTCCGACTATGAAGCGGCGCGATGATTCTGTTGGCAAAGTTACAAGTGAAAATGAAACGACAATTCTTGCTGAACTCCTCAATGAATCCACGGAGAGCGGGTTGTGTGGAATTAGGATTGAGATAATCTGCCTCGTCAAGTATTACAACCTTGACCTTACCGGCCAACGAAACAGTACTTGCGAAGTCTTTAATTTTTGTTCTCAATACATCAATACCAGACTCTTCCGAGCCGTTGATGATGATGTAGTCGCACCCTAATTCTTCACACAGAGCCCGTGCAATTGTAGTCTTACCTGTCCCGGCTGTGCCAGACAACAACATATTAGGAATGTTATCTTGGTCCACAAACTCCTGGAATGTGTTTTTTAAATTGTCAGGCAGAATACAATCACGAATTGTCCGAGGACGATACTTTTCAACCCAAAGAAACTGCTCACGATTTGCTTGCATGATTACACCTTGGATGTAGAATCAGCCGCAATCAAATATGTTAAATCAGAAGTTGTAGATTCAAAGAAGAACACCAACACCTTGCCTGTCTTGGCCACGGCGTGTGCCACACGAACGTTATACTCATCAGCCACCACCTTGAAGCTGTCAATTGCCATCTTCACATTGAATGACTTGTCAGAATCACCGAGAGGCTTCTTGTAGCTGTGTGATGTGGAGTTCTTCGGGTCATTGATGGTCAACATCACCTTGCCCTTCTCACCGATGATGTTCAATGTGGTTGCCGAGATGATGCTCGCCGTCTTGATGATGGTTTGAATGTCAGCAGCTGTGAGTTTGAACGTGTAGATGTCCTCAAGTTGAGGAGGATTCTCGTTAGGAGCTGTCACCAATGACTCATCGGCGTAGAAATATTCAATCTCACCACCGTTCTCGGAACGAATGATAAGACTCTTATCACCAAACTCAACATCAGGATTCTGTGATGCTGAAATCAATGATAGAAGTTGATTCAAATCATAAATGGCAAACTGCTGCGGAAATGTTTCATCCACAACAGCACGTGCCTGAATGCTGTTCACAGGATTGCGAGTTGCCAACTTCTGTCCGGGCTTCACAAGAAGATTGCTGCTAATTTGTGCAAAGCTTTGAAGAAGTGAAAGTGTCTTGCTGCTAATCTTCATAAAGTTACTCCTCAGGTGTGTTTAAATGGTCATATGTATCATGGACATATAACAACATAATAGCATAATGAATAATTTTCAAGATGTCCTTGCGATTATATCCGTTCTTTTTACCATAGCGTTGTGCATACTTCATGATGTTACCTACGGTGAATCCTACACCATGTCCATTGTCGAAAATGAATTCGGCAGATTGAAACTTGGTGTGAGAATAATGTTCACCATACGTGGCATCAATATATGCCTTTAATTCATTAAGAATTCTATCCTCGTAGAATTTATAATTAATCTCTTCCATAATTACTCCTTGATTATCTTTTTGCCATCTGCATGAACTTCACACAAGGTGCGATACCAACTACCGTCACGAAGCGCACCCGGGTTACCACAATCTTCACAAATAGTGAAACTCCGCTTTCCAACCGACCGAACAATGGCATCTAGTCCATCATCCATGACATCAGTATAAATCCGAAGTCCCCCAAACTTCTCCTTGACCTGAATCACCTTGGAATGTGTGGGATTCTTTTCCATGTAATCAAACACTTCATGAATCAACGAGGCCCAGCCTCGACCCACCGACTCCAGGGCCAAGGCACGGTCATAACCTTCATAGATGACATAAGTGGGATATCTTGGACTTACTACTTTCATAACGTTCTCCTATTAAGGATGTTTCAATATAAGTTGAAATTATGTTTTTGTCAACTACCTAGAAAGTTTGCAGACAACCAAATACCTAAATAACTTCCTACCACTGACCCTGCTGCATAACCAAACCATTGATGAATATGATCCTGACCATGAGCAATCTTTCGAATCACAAAGAAGTTGATGGATGCAATCATGAAATCACTCATGGCTGCTGTGTGATAATGTG